TTTCCAGTGTACCCGGTTCAGGTCGAGGCGCTCAATCTCTACGCCGTTAATCGTTGCGATGCTGTCCGCCATGTTGATCATGTTCTTTGCTGTCTTATCCATTGTCTTTCCCTTTCTGGCCGTCTTGCCGATACCGCAGCATTTTGATTTTGTTATGCCAGTGTGATCCCGACTTGAGCGGCGCCCAACTTGCCGCCTTGGTTCTTGATCGTCTCGCTGCCGTGCATTAACCGGATTTCATCCAGGCTGTAGCGCTTCTTGCTGTGGGCGATGCTGTTCTCGTCGTGCCAGTACCAAGCAACCTTGTTTTTGCTGAACCTGTACCCCGCGGCCTTGAGCCGTTCCCGGTTCGGGTAGGTGTTCCCGGTTACCCACAACCACGCGCCGCACAACTCCACGTTCACGCCGTCCATGTTCAGGGTAGCTGCTACAGCTTCGCGGAACTTCTCGGGCGCTTCCCGCTCTTCGTCCCTGGGCTGGTAGGTTTCGCCGGTCGCGGTCTCTTTCGGTAGCTTCTTGCTCAGCAGGTCGAACTCTGCGTTGATTGCCGCCATGGTTGCGTCATCCCCGCCACAATCGGGATGGTGGATTTTTGCCAGGCGCTTGTATTCCCGTTTGAGCTGATCCAGGGTCTTACAGTTAGTGAAATACTTGATAGTCATTTTGTTGGCCTCCTTCATGGTGCACATTGTTTTCGGTGTTTCCTTCGATGGCTGTATCATATCACACCTTCTTCGGTGTGTCAAGTACCTTTTTCGGAAAATTTCAAGTTTTTTTTTGAAACTTTTGCTTCCGCTTATTAAACTTTTGAAAATGAGTAAGTTTTGGGTAAGTCTTTGAGATAGGCTCAGAACGAACGAGAGAGGGCCCCTCCCCGGGGACGGCGGCCAGGGCAACAGCAGGAGCGCAGCAGGAGCCCTTCAGCGGGGGACCGGTCCAGGTGTCGGCGTGCTGCTGGTGCCTCTGGCCGCATCACCGACTGAGGACCGCAATGATCAGAAGAATAGTTAGATATGATCCTACTATCTTAGTACCACTACCCACAGCTACTACCCACATTGTGACAGTGGACATTGTGACAAGGGCTTTCTGGTTTGATTGCTATTCAAAAGAGCTGTTCCGTCTTGTGCTGGTGCCGCTGCTGCTGGCGCTGCTGGCGCTGGTGCCGTCGGTGGTGCTGGCTGATTCCCTGGGGCGAAGCCCCACCCCATCCCCTGGGGGTAGGGGGGTCCGGCCAGAGGCCGGGGGGCCGATTCTGGCCTGGGACTCCCGACCATCCTCATATCGCATATATAGAACAAAATGATCATCCACGGACATCACCGCCCCGATCCCCACGGACCCCCGGGGCAAGGAGGGAAGACATGGCAAAGGTAACGAACGGGCACAGCTTCGGGCTGAACGTCAAAGAAGCATTGATTTGCACGTTGGACGCATACGGCACGAAGGAAGAAGAGATTCTGCGTGTGCATTATGGGATTACGAGTGCGAGCACGCCGACGGAGAAGCGGCTTGCATCGACGAAATTTCACAAGCTGCGGGGGAAGCCGGGATATGCTGACTGTTATCGGTCGATTGTAAACCGGGAGATGCTGGGGCTTTATTCACGGAGCCTGCAAGTGCTGGACAAGCAGTTGGATTTGGACCCGAAGAGTGCGAAGGAAGGCTGGCTGGCGAACAAGGCGGCGAACGACGTCATCAACAAGTACCATGACACAGTGATGGGTGTGAACAGCAACGAGGTTGTGGTGCGGGTTGAGGGGATGCCGGTGCTGGGCAAACCGGAAGATGCCGCAGGCGAAGGCGCTGACTCTGATTGATTACGATACAGTATCAGCCGACGCCGAAGCAGGAAGCGTTTCACAGCACACCGGCGAATGAGGTTTTATATGGCGGGGCCGCAGGCGGCGGCAAAACGAAGGCGCTCATTATGGACGCCTTTTTTCGTTGCCTCACATATCCGCACACGACGGCGGTTGTGTTTCGGAGGACGTACCAGGAGCTTGAGGACACGGACATCAAGGAAGCGAAGGCGAGTTATCCGAGGAAACTGGCGACGTACAATGCCGGGCGGCATGAGTTCCGGTTGGTGAACGGAAGTCAGATCCTGTTTCGGCATTGCGAGAACGAGGCTGACCGCTTTAACTACAGCGGTATTGAGATTCAGTTTTTGTACTTTGATGAGCTGACGAGCTTTGAGCAGAGTATCTATGATTTCCTGAAAACCCGTCTGAGGGCGAAAAAGAGCCTGGGCGTGACGCCGATTGTTCGGAGCGCCTCAAACCCTGGGAATATAGGCCATGGTTGGGTGAAGAAGATGTTTGTGGATGCTGGGCCGTACATGAGCATACAGACCCAGGAGATTTATTCGGAGGCCCTCCACAAGAGCCGGAAGATCAGAACGCAGTACATTCCGGCGCTGGCAACGGAAAACCCGTTTATCACGGAGGATTACATTTTTCAGTTGGAAACCAAGCCCGAGGCGCTGCGGCGGGCGCTGCTCAATGGCGACTGGGACAGCTTCGAGGGTCAGGTATTCACCGAGTTCAAGAACGATCCTGCGCATTACGCTGACCGCCTCTGGACGCATGTGATAGAGCCCTTCCCGATTCCGCTGGACTGGCCGCGTTACATGAGCTTCGACCACGGATACACAAAACCGTTCTCTGTTGGCTGGTGGGCGATTGACCCGCACGGCAGGGCATACAGATACCGGGAATGGTATGGATGCAAGCCCCGGCAGGCCAATGTTGGACTGATGCTGACGCCCCAGCAGATTGCCGACGGGATCATCGCACGGCAGCAGGACGAGATGAACAACAACGTCTTTATCGACGCCATTGCCGACCCGGCCATATTCGACAAGAGCCGGGGGGACAGCGTGGCCGACCAGATGGGGCCGCATCCGCCGAAGCCGGGGATCATGTTCAGGAAGGGCGACCATACGCGCCTGGCTGGATTGATGCAGGTACATGAGCGGCTCCGGTTCGACCCTGACGGAAAACCCATGATGTATGTGTTCAACACCTGCCAGGATTTTATCAGGACGATTCCGACGTTGCCTTATTCGCAGACAAAGCCCGAGGATGTGGACACGGACGCTGAAGATCACATCTTTGATGATGTTCGGTACTTCTGCATGAGCAGGCCGATCACGCCGATTAAGAAGGCCAAACCGGAACCGAAACCCTACGACCCTTTCACGAGGTAACTTATGAGCGAATATGAAAACCTAACCGAGGCGGCATTCAGCGAACAGCCGCTTGACGAGGAGCAGCAGAGGCTTCTCCAAACGGTGTATGACCGGCTGCTGATGTTTGAGGAAGGATGCAGGCCATACCATGAGGCGGCACGGGAGGCGCGGGCGATTGTCCGCTTGAAGGACCCCGAGCAGGACGCGCCGGGCGCAACAGAAAAAGCCCTCCAGCTCCAAACGCTGAAAAGCACATTCAATAACTGCGTGGCCGACCAAATGCAGAACATCCCGGAAGCAAAGCTCCTGCCGGAAACGCCGGACAAGCAGGAGGCTGTGGACGATCTTCAGGACCTTGTGCATCATGTGGTGTATGAGGTAAACAACTTCGAGGAAATCCACCGTCGGCGGGCCGAGGACTTTTACGGGCCGGGCACGGTTATCACGCAGATTGCCTGGGATGATGATGCCAGCTATGGCAAGGGTGACGTGGCAATCATTCGCTGGCCGATAGAAGCCTTTCTGTGGGATCCGCAGGCGGACAGGCTGGAAGATTGCCGGGCGGTCATGAAGCTGTCCTGGCACCCTCTGAGCTGGTATAAAGAGCACTGGCCGGAAGCCGCGCCGTATATCGCCGATGAAGAAGACCAGTACAATCAGGTCGGCATGTCGGATGTGCAGAAAGAAAAACTCAGCAACGACGAAGGCCGGGCCATGATGATTGAGTATTGGTATCGGGAATACGACGCAAAGAAGAACCGGTATTCGATCAACGTTGCGTATTGTGCCGGGCACGCGCTCCTGGAGGACAGCAAGAACGTGTACATGCACGGCATGTATCCTTTCGTGGTGGAGCGCTGCGATACCATTGAAGGCTGCCTGGCCGGTGATGGCATGGTGAATGAGCTGACGCCGATGATGCGGTACATCAACCGCTATGCTCAGTACATCGACATGAACCTACGCATGAGCAGCAAGGGCCGTCTGCTGACCCGGCGCGGCGCGAACATCGACAAGGAAGCGCTGGCCGATTGGAGCCAGGACATTATCGAGGGCGACCGCGTGACCCAGGGCGAGGACGTGACCTGGCTGCAAAACATGCCGTTTAATGGCATGATTTCCAACCAGATGCTGCAATTCCAGACGGATTTGAAGGCCGACGCCGGTGCGAACCAGTTCACCCGTGGCGAAACTACAGGCGGCATTGTTTCTGGTAAAGCAATCAGCGCATTGCAGACCGCAGGCGCGAAGGTGCAGGTCGCCAGGACGCAGATTCTAAATAACGGTTTCAAACAGATCGTAAAGCATGTACTCTGGCTGATGGCCGAGTTCTACGACGAAAAGCGCGTGGTGATGGTGACTGGCCGCAGGGATGGCAAGCGCCGGGAAATCGCCATGGAGGCTGGCCGCTTCTTTGACCGGCCTAAGAAGGGCGTTCTGGCTCCGCCTCCGTATACGGTCCAGGTGGAGTGCATCACCCGCGACCCATCCAGGATCGACCAGATCAACAACCTGTACATGGAAGCGTTCACGATGGCCGCGCAGATGCAGCAGTACTTCCCGCTGTCCGCTTTGTTCCGTCTGCTGAATATCGAGGGCAAGGATCGGTTGCTGCCGGTGATCGAGGAGAACGAGCAGCAGCAGGCCGCAATGCAGCAGATGCAGCAGCAGATCGAACAGATGACAGCCCAGATGCAGCAGCTCCAGCAGGAGAACCAGAGCTTGAAGCTGACGTCCACCGACCTGACGAATGCGCTGGCAAGCGCCGGAGTATCTGCCAACCAGCAGCAGGCAACGGCGGCGAGAATGCCCCAGGCGGGAATGCAAGTGAATACCCGGCAAGCCCTGATTGATAACGCCAGGGCAGAGCTTATGAGGCCAGAAATTGAGGAGTGAGAAATCGCTCCTCTTTCTGATATATTGCGCTTCCCCCGTTTTCTGCGGGGGAGACGACGGCCAGCAATGGCCTTAAAGGAGGATTACCCATGGAAAACACGGTCGAAACCAACATGGAGCAGCAGGCTGTACAGGACGACGCTGTATTGGAGCCTATGCAGGAACAGGAAGAACAGCCCATTTCCAGCCTGGAAGAAATCACCGACCAACAGGAAGCACAACCGGAAAACGATCAGCAGGCCAATCAGCAGCAAGCCCCACAGAGCGAGCCTGGCTGGATGAAAAAGAAAATGGAAGCCTACGCCAACAAGGCTTTGCAAGAGCAGGAGACCCGTCTTCGGGCGGAGTTCCGGGCCGAGCTTAACAACGTGCTGGGCCCGCTGCGTGAAAGCATGTATGAGCGGCAGGCTGACGACCTGGTTGCTTCCGGCCAGATCAAGTCCAAGGAAATGGCGCTGAAATACGTCAAGGCGATGGCGGGTATCACATCCTCCGAGCCTGACCAGCAGCCAAAGACGCATACCCAACCCCGAACCCCTGACGGTCGGTTCGCCTCATCCCAGCAGCAACAGACGGAACCTGACGCGGAAACAAAAGCCCGCGCTCGTATCCTGGCTGCGCAGGCGGACAAGATCAAATCCAGCAAGGGCCTGGATGTTGCGGCCCTTTTCCAGACCGACCCCGAAGTCAAAGAAAAAGTTCTCAGCGGAGAATGGGACTTTTACGACGTGGCTGAGGCTATGAGCAGCCAGCCCCGCCGCCGTGTACCCTCTCCTGTCCGTTCATCCAACAGCGCCATGGGAGCGCCCGCTGACGCCAGCGCCATCGCCAATATGAGCGACGCACAGTTTGAACGGCTGCTGAAGAATCTTGGCGAAGGGAAGGTATACGACATGAGATAAAGGAGTGTAAGATATGCCTTATTCTGTTAATGCGTATAACAACATCAACGCGACCTACGACGCCGGTGTAGCGCCGTCGGTTATTAAATTTTACGAGCGTAGCTTCATGCGCGACGTGCAGCCCGAGCTGGTCCACGACCGGGACGCTCAGAAGCGCACCCTGCCCCTGAACAACGGCAAGACCGTGCAGTTCACTCGTATCACCGAGCTGCCTGTTATCACCACCCCCCTGGTGGAAGGCGTGACCCCTGACGGCCAGAAGCTGACTGAAACTGCCTTCACCGCTATGGTGAAGCCCTACGGCGGCTATGTGGCTGTAACCGATGAGTTTAATTGGTACCTCCTGGGCAACAAGCACAAGGAAGCCAGTGAATCCCTGAGCCGTCAGGCCGCGCTGTCTCTGGACACGATCAGCCGTGACGCCCTGAATGCCGGTATGAACGTGCAGTATGCCGGTGCCAATACCGCCCGTGCTACCATCGCGGCCACGGACAAGCTGACCTATGCCGACATCAAGAAGGCCGTGCGTACCCTGCGCCGTGCCAATGCCCGTCCCTTCTCTGACGGCTTCTTCCACGGCATCCTGCATCCTGATACCTACTTCGACCTGACCAGCGACGTGATGTGGGTGGACGTGGCGAAGTACCAGGACAAGGAAAAGGTGGAGAAGTACGAGCTGGGCAAGGTGTACAAGGTTCGTTTCTTCGAGAGCACCAATGCCATGGTGTTCAAGGCTCAGACTTATCTGTTTGGCACGACCACAGAAATCGCTGCCGGTGCT